AGTGAGTTAAGCCAGCGGGTATAGTGATTAACTGACAGCTGACTATTTGCGTGGATGGATGCCGGTGGAACAGACTCTTCGGAGTCTGTTCTTTTTTCTACATTACGGCAAAATTGCTTTTTAAAAAACTGGGTTTTTACTATAAGTATCTTACAAATGAATAGACATTACCTTACACAAGTGTTATAATAGAATATGCCAGGAATAACCAGATTAGAAATTAAAGACGAAGTCAATATCAAGTTCCATGACCTTGATCCAAGCACTCGTCGCAAATGTGAAACCAAATTAAAGTATATGCTACCGCATGCATATCACGTACCAGCTTTTCGATTAGGAAGGTGGGATGGGAAGATTGGTTTCTTTACAACAGCAGGTGCCACTTACATTAACTTGTTAGATAGAGTGCTACCCATCCTTCAAGAAGAAGGTTGGCAAATTGAAATTGATGACAAGCGCACCAATTGGAATATCAATTTTACTGAAGTAACCGAAGACACGTTCTCTCACATCCTTTGGCCTAAAGGACATCCGGCAGAAGGTCAGCCAATTAAGATCCGTGATTATCAAGTAGAGTGTATCAATCGTTATCTTGCTAACCCACACGGCGTCCAAGAGATTGCAACAGGTGCTGGTAAATGTTTGGCAGGTGATACAATGTTGCGGGTAGACTTTGACGAAAATACTCCTTTTGGTAGATTTATAACAAATAAATTACAACAGGAGCAGGGAAATAATGTTACAAACTATAGTAGAAAGTTATAAAAAGAAAAGTTGGCTGCGGGTTTGCACATTGCACAATATAGATAAATGGGATTTGATCGATTATGTTAAAGAGCCAGTTTATACTAGTCGACATTTTGTAATAACTGAGTTGGCGTTGCAGACTCGACATTGTTATAAATGTGGCACTAAGCTAACTCTTGGAATATATAAGGAAAAGTTTACAGCCGCAGTTGCATGCAACTGCGCTAAAGATGGAAGTAATTTGATGACCAGGGGTAAGTTAGAATGTGTGTTCACTTCCGATCAGGTTAATCTTGCAGTAAATTCAGTAAACACAAGAAGGCGAACAGGACTGGCTAACACCATTGAGTATTGGATTAATAAGGGGTTAACTGTTGATCAAGCCATGGCTGAGGCCCTGACAGTACAACGCAAAAGATCTGCTAAATCTCCTGCGTCAAAAAAAGGAGCACGCGGCTACTCTGTTCGAGCAACAGAGTATTGGATTAAACAAGGATTCTCAATGGAACAGGCAATTGGCAAAGTTAGAGAAATTCAAACTACAAATGGGTTACAATTTTATCGTAACAAGTACGGCGATTTAGGCCTGGAGCTTTTCAATGCCCGCATTCAAAAATGGCTAAACGCACCAGGCAACAAAGAAATGACAGCAAATCGTAGCAAAAAGTCAATGGAACTTTTTGCACAACTAAATGTGGGGCACTATGGGAATAATGAAAAAACTGTCAGGGGTGCACTAAAAGTACATCGCGTGGACTTTGTATACGGCAATAAGATTATTGAATATTATGGAGACTATTGGCACGGGAACCCGTGTGTATATAATAAAGGTGCAATGATAAGAAAAAAGAAAATTGAAGATGTTTGGGCACATGATGCAAAAAAAGTGCAAGATTTGACTAATAATGGTTATTCAGTACTGATTATATGGGAGAAGGGATATACCACTAACCCAGCAGAAACATTGCAAAAATGTAAGGATTTTATAAATGTTAATTGACCTACCAATTGGGCAGCTAGCTCGATATATTGAGGAATTTAAATCCTCGACACTGCTAGATAACCAAGAGATTGTTGTAGAAGATCTTGGGATCTATGTTCCAACCCTCGACAAAAAAGAAAATGTAACTCATTTTATAAAGAAATTTGGGTTACCGATGATTGAGTTAATATTTGACAATGGGTATTCTGTGCGTGTGGCAAAAAAGCACATCTTGCAGCAAAATAAACATGATATTTTTGCCGGAGAGCTAACTGCCGGGCAGCAAGTAGACCATCTATCCGGGAGCATTACGGTTGTTGGCGTACATGATGTACCTAACGAAGATTGTTATGATATTTCAATTGCAGCTCCCCATTTGTATTATGACGCAAACGGGTTAATACATCATAACACACTAATGACTGCCGCACTGAGTTTAACATGTGAACCCTTTGGCCGCACACTTGTTATTGTACCTAACAAAGACTTGGTACGTCAAACCCATGCAGACTATATTAACATGGGACTGGATGTTGGTGTATTCTTTGGCGACGAAAAGGACCTAGGACATACACATACTATTGCAACATGGCAAAGTATCAACAGTCTTATTAAGAAGAACAAAGAAGGAACAAGTGCAATTGGCATCGAAGCAATTACCGATGATTTGATTGCAGTTATTGTTGACGAAGTTCACATGGCGAAAGCAGATGTACTACGTACAATGCTAACTGGCGTGTTTGCAAACATCCCTATCCGCTGGGGCTTAACTGGTACCATCCCCAAAGAAGAACATGAATACGTTAGCCTTATTGCCAGCTTAGGCGAAGTACTGCACCGCTTACAAGCAAGCGAACTTCAAGACATGGGTGTGTTATCTAACTGCCACGTTAAGGTGCTACAGTTTGATGACAAGGTAGAGTACAAAACGTACCAAGAAGAATTAACATATCTAACCTCAAACGAAAAACGTTTAGATCATCTTGCAAACACAATCAAGACCATTGGCTTGGGTGGAAATACACTAGTATTGGTTGATCGTATTGCCACTGGTAAGATGCTGGTAGAACGATTGCCAGACAGTGTGTTTGTATCGGGTGCAATGAAATCACAGGATAGAAAAGATGAGTATGACGAAATTACCACAAGCGATAACAAAATTATTGTTGCAACTTACGGTGTAGCGGCTGTTGGACTAAATATTGTTAAGTTACACAACGTTGTGTTAATTGAAGCAGGCAAGAGTTTTGTTCGGGTAATTCAAAGCATTGGGCGAGGTCTGCGCAAAGGACATAACAAAGACTTTGTGACAATTTGGGACTTTACAAGTACTGCAAAGTTTTCCAAGAAGCATCTTACCAAGCGCAAGGAATATTATAAAGAAGCCAATTATGCATACACAGTTGAAAAAGTGGATCGGGCAAAATAAGCAGCAACTGGAACAGCTGGGACATTGGAAAAGGATTCGCAGGTTTGTGTTAGACAGCACTGGCGAAGAAATTACGCCACGTGAATTATACGATCTGTTGTATCCAACCAAGGTAATTGATTGTTCGTCAGCAACATTTATAGGCTATGCAGTTGGCTATAGATCGTGCTCAAAGAACTGCCCTTGCTATATTAGCAGGGTCAGTTCTGCGGTAAAAGCCAGCAAGCAAGCAATTTCAGACCAAGAAAAGTCTGCCACATTGCAGCGCCGTAGGTCAACGGTTGCTGCCAAGTATGGCGTTGAGAATGTGGCCCAAACTCATCAAGTCAAAGCACAGATAGCCGAGACCAAACAGCTACGGTACGGGCATGCTGGCTTCAACAATTCGGCTCAAGCCAAAGAAACCAACCAATCAAAGTACGGCGTTGACAATGTGATGCAAGTGCAGACGTTTGCTGAGAAAAATCAAGCAGCACACGATCATGACATTGCAGCAGCTCGCACAGCCAAGACCAAAAAAGACAAATACGGGCATGCTGCTTACAACAACACCGCCAAGGCAAAACAAACCAATTTGACAAAGTATGGGGTCACCAATGTCAGCAAGATACCAGAAGTACAAGCAAAGATTTCCAGCGGTCTAAGATCAACGTTTGTTGAAAGACATGCTGAAAAATACAACATTACACCAATGTTTGCCACGTCGCAGTATCAGCCGGGCAAGCATAACGATTGGCAATGCAACCAATGTCAGAACACAGTCAGTGGGTTGGTATTAAACGGCAAGTTTACTCGATGCCGCAGTTGTCATCCTTACGGTAGTGGCCAAGAAAATCAAGTAAAGGAATTTGTCCGGTCATTGGGGTTTGATGTAATTGAAAACAGCAGAAGTATTATTTCTCCGCTGGAAATTGACATATACATTCCTGAAAAGAAGCTGGCCATTGAATACTGCGGCACTTACTGGCATTCGGAACAACTTGGTAAAGGTCGCCAGTATCATAAAAACAAGTTGGACCAATGCAATGCATTAGATATCAGGCTGGTGACTCTGTTTAGCACCCATTGGGTTGATAGCAATCATTTGGTAAAAAGCAGATTGGCTCAACTGTTGGGTGTACAACAACGCAAAATGTTTGCAAGAAAATGCACAGTAGATGCAGTTGACACCAAGACTGCCCGCGATTTTCTAGATCAGCATCACCTGCAGGGATACTGCAACAGCAGTTACAGGTATGGACTGTGGAATGGGTCTGAACTGGTAGCAGTAATGACATTTGCCAAATCGCGGTTTGAAGCCAATAAAGAAGAATTGATTAGATTTGCTACCAAGCAAGGCGTGGCTGTGGTGGGCGCTGCAAGCAGGTTGCTGAAACGGCATTTACAGTGTTCCACTGCATCAGAGCTGGTTACTTACAGCGACAACACCTGGGGCTATTCCACTTTTTATCAATCCATTGGGTTTGAGCCAGTCAACAACGGTAACCCTGGTTATCATTACATAGATCTCAAAGGCCAACGACCCGGGTTGATGAATCGCATGCAGTTTCAAAAGCATAAACTAAGCAAGCTGGGCTTATTGATTGATTATTCTGCCAGCGAATACAACAACATGTTGGCCAATGGATATGATCGAGTGTGGGATTGTGGCCATTCTAAGTACAGGATGCAGCTTGCCCCGGGCAGAAGTGTTGACAAGTTGTGAGTATTTGACTCTGTGTATTTGGAATGGCATGATGTTTGCCTGTGCAGCGGCTAGTTGATAATTCACTTGACACTGTTCAACTAACAATGCTATAATAACATATCGTGTACTTGTTTTGTAAACACATGGCTGATAGTTACTGTTAACTGTTAGAGCAGGTAGTTGTTGGCGCAACGTGACCTGCACTTTTATTCATCACATTAGGAGAATTTGTGCAGATTTTAACCGTCAACAATCGATCATATGACTTAGATCGTCTACCCGAAGAGATCGATGAAGATCTACGTTACGGAGTACTGGATTATTCAAATCCAAACGAAGTAGATTATATTTTTGTACCATTGGTGTTTTTAGAAAGTTTCAGTTGCCCAGCCGCAGTACTACGCATCGGCAAAACAGAAGTAAAGGTTCCGCTGGACTGGTCCCTGGTAATTGGAGAACCAGACCACGGAGAACCAGAAGTCATCAACGTGATGAGCATCAACGATCGTGGCTTCAGCACCTTTGTGTTTAATCCCATCAACGGATACAAACCTGAATGGCAGAAGGTTGAGGTGATTAACATTTACCAAGAAGTAAAATGGTACGTACCCAAGTTAAAGTTTGGGCACATCTTAGCAGTACCACTTGAAACAGGCAACGAACCAATGTGTGCTTTCTTTGTCAAAGAAACAAATAAGATCCCAGAAGTACTTGACTTGAACAAAATTTGGTTTTAAAATACAGTATGGCTACTAAAAAGAAAGCACCAGCAACAGCAAAATATCAACTGCCAATTGATCAAGTTATGGCAGCAGTGGATCTGCGCCGGGGCGATTATTACAGCAAGTTGGAACCCGATGAGCTAAAGTCATTGAGTACATATATGGCTCAGCGTTGGGGCAGTCAGGTTCAGGGCACACAGGACTTGCAAGAATACTACTTGACAACAGTAAATGATCTAAGTAACTTGGATTACATTTCTGTGGGCAGTGCGCACGATGAACTACGCTGGCGCACTCTTGCACTGTGCGGCATTGGGCAAAAGATGCGTCATGAGTTTATTCCGCCCAAAGGGGCCAAGAAGGATCGGCTAACTGCTTGGTTGATTGAGCAGTTCCCGTCACTTGGCGATGATGAAATTGAACTATTCCGCGAGCTTAACGGCAATGCAGTATTAGAAGACATTGCAGTTTCCAAAAACATGGGTAATAAAGATCTTAAGGATTTGTTTAAATAATGGTACAGGATTACCAATGTCGCTTCTGCGGAAAGGCATTTACACGTGAGCGTACTTTAAGTAGCCATATGTGTGAACGCAAACGTAGATGGATGAACAAGGACGAAACTGACAGTCGTATTGCTTTTAGCGTATGGTTGGACTTCATGAAATATGTAAGTCCAAATACAAAGAAAGAAAAGACAATTGACGACTTCATAAGGAGCGCAGACTATATTGGGTTTGTAAAATTTGCTAACTACTTGATTGAGTTGCGACCTTTAGAAAGCGAGAAGTTTACTAACTGGCTTTTTAAAATGAGCGTTCGACTGAGTGATTGGACTAAACCAGGAACCTATCAACTGTATGTACAAG